AACCATGACGACCTGATCCGTAAAGACCACCTTCTGCTTTGTCGGTTGAACCGAGTTTTGCGTCTGATGATCCACCGAAGAGACTTCCGTTACCACCTTGAAGTGATTGGTCTGTTCCATACTTAAAATCTAAGTAAAAGATCAATCCGGATGGAAGATTCATTGGTTGAACGGAAACGAATTCCTTTGATGCGATTTCTGCGAACACACGACGTACCAAAGGAAGTGCTACTCCACTCCACTCTTCGTTACCTCCACCTGTACCGGTGCGTGTTGATTCATCGATCAACTGCTTTGCTTGATTTTCTAAAAGAATGGACATACCACTCTTTTCTGTATCAGTTTTGATACCTTCTAAAAGTCCAGTTTTTTCCCACTTAGAGACAAGACCACGAGTTTCCTGCATGAGTCTAGCCTGAGGATTCTGACTTTCACTTAACAATTTACTAATTTCGCTCATTGTATATTTTTCCTATTTTAATTTTGTGATTATTGATCAAACAATTCCTGCAAGTTTCTTAAAACGATTTGCGAGTTGATCGCCTTCCGTCAAAATCTGCTTTGATGGTTTTGTTGATTTGATTGCTTTAGATGCCATTCCCTCTGTCAATGATTTCTTTGTAGTCTTCGGTGCTTTTGGTGCGGTTGGAGCAGCCTCTGTCACTTTAGTCTTTACCGGAGTATCACTTGATCGGAAAGATTCACCTAATGTTGCGTAAACGAGTTTTGCTTCACGAACATTCTTCGTGAGGTCAAAACTTTCTACTACTTTTAGTTTTTGATCTTCACTTAATACGTGTGCCTTAAACAATTTATTTGTATAAAGCAATTTTGCATTAAGAAGATTAACTTCGTTCAACTTACCACGCAAATATTTGTAGACCTTGCGGTATTCATCGTTTTCTTTTTGAAGCTTATTGTTTGTTGCCTTTATTTCCTCAATTTCGGAATCTGCTTCTTCGTCTTCCAAAGATGATTCATCTTCGAGTTCTTTAAGAATTTCTTCAAGGTTGATTTCTTCATCGTCTTCTCCGATGTCACCACCTTGATTGCAGTCTTCTGCTTCGTTTGTTGGAAACGCAAGTTCTTCATCAGATTCAGTTGCAGTTGGTTCGTCAGATTCATCACCAGCAGCTACTTCTTCATCAACGATTTCAATATCAATTTCTTCGTCAATGTCAGCAACCTTTGGAGTTTCGTCATCTTCATTTCCTACTTCTGAACTTTGAACTTCAGTACCATCGGGAAGGTCTTCATCATCACTATCAGCAATGTTTACGTGTTCTTCACCTTTAATACCTAATTCGGATGAATCAGATTGTTCTTCAACAGATTCAGCATCCTCTTCTTCGGATTCTTCCTCACCTTCTTCTTCTTCTTCGGTTGTCAACTCACTCTCAAGTTCAGCGATAATAGAATCCAAGTCAAAAGAATCTTCTTCGATTTCTTCTTCGTCTTCTACTTCGTCCTCTACTTCAGGTGCTTCGTCAGCAACTTCATCTTCAGCAGGTGCTTCTTCAGCATCTACGTCAGCAACTTCATCTTCAGACTCTTCGTCATCTTCAAGGTATGCACCTTCTTCGACTTCATCTTCAGCAGATGGTTCTTCAATTTCTACGTCATCTTCGGAGTATGAACCCTCTTCAACTTCGTCAGAAACTTCAACTTCATCTTCTACACCATCTAACTCTGCCTCTTCCTCACGGAGTTTCTTGGTAAGCATACTTTGCAGTCTAGGTGCAAATGCTTCTTCAAGAGCAAGACGAGCGTTAGCAAGTGCAGTTTCACGAACTGCTTTCGCATCAGCAATAGCTTCTTTTAATAATTTACTCATGTGTTTTAATTTCCTATTTTTTCTAAAGTCATTGTGGACCTTAATGTAATCTTGAAACCTTTAATTGTTTCCAATAAATGTGGAAGCATTTTGATAGATAAATATATACTTAAATACAAAAATATTAAAAAAGTGAAATTATTATAAAAAAAAAGAGTGGAAAACCACTCTTTTTTAAGTTTTTTTAAATTATTTTAAAAATATTAAAGAACTTTACGATTTCCTAAAATTCTATCTAACTTTTCAGATAATGTTATTTTTGACCAGTTTTCACGAACTTTATAGGTTTTACCACCCACTTCAAATTCAGTTTCACCTGATTCTTTTGCTTTTGCTACTGCGTCTCCGAATGCGTTACCTTCTTCTACATCTTCATCATCTTCATCGCAAGTTTCACACACACCTTCTTCAAGTTCTTCTTCGTCTTCACCTGTAAATTCTTCGGTGTCTTCTACTTCTTCTGTAACTTTTTCTTTGAGTTGGTATGTTTTTCCACCTACTTGAAATTCGGAATCACCATTATCACGTGCAGCTTTTACCGCTGCTCCAAACGCATTTCCTTCTTCAATTGATTCTTCCACATCTTCTTTTTCTTCTTCGTCAGATGAATCGTCTGAATTTCCTTGCTTCTTTAAAATTGCTTTTTTAAGAGGTTCTGGAAGTTTTTCTTGTGCAGCGGTTAAACCTTCTTCTACGTCTTCTTTTTCTTCTTCGTCAGATGAATCATCAGAATTTCCTTGCTTCTTTAAAATTGCTTTTTTAAGAGGTTCTGGAAGTTTTTCTTGTGCAGCGGTTAAACCTTCTTCTACGTCTTCTTTTTCTTCCGTTTCTTCGGAATCACTTGAATTTCCTTGCTTCTTTAAAATTGCTTTTTTAAGAGGTTCTGGAAGTTTTTCTTGTGCAGCGGTTAAGCCTTCAAATAGTCCCATTTCATCTGCGACTTCTTGAATAATTTCTCTGAGTTCTGATTTTGTTATTTTCATTTTATTAAGTTCCTTATAAAAACATTTGGTGTCCTGATTGTATTCTTTGCATATTTTCAAATGCACTACCCGTTGAAAATGACTTTTTGCCACATTCAGTTTTGGGTTCTATTTCTTCGTTCGTTGTAGTGTTTCGGTTTTTAAAAAATCGGTTTGATATCAATTGAATCGCATACTTGTGTTCAGATTCTGTTAATTCAATTGATTCGTCAACAAATACTTCACATGATTGTTTAATCAAATATTCAAACAAACGTGTAAATTGAGTTTTATCATACATTCTTTCATTTACTTGAGTTTCTATCTGCTCAAAAACTAAGTTAGTTTTTTCTTCGCAAAAAGATTCGTTTGTGAAAATGAAATCTACTAGATTTTCAATGTTGCTCACATCTACTTCGGCCAAAACTTGATCGTTTGTTCCACATATTCTAGCAAGTTGCTCACGTGCAGACATAGAAGTTTCCATCAGTTCACCATAGAACTCAGGATTTGGTTGAAATTCATACGAAGTCATTTCGTCTAAATAATGACCACCAAAATAAGAATCATCGGACATTGTAAACTTTAAATTATTAGTCGAAGCAAATTCATTAATATCTTCAATTGTTCCTTCACATACACTTTCACGTTTTATGCCACTAAAACTTATTGTTTTTTTTAGCAACTTACCTTCTACGGTTGGTTTAGTATTAAGTTTTTCAAGTAAAACTTTTCTAACGAATGTTTTAAGTTTATTGCGATTCATTTGTGTCTTCTCCTTTTATTTCAAAATATCTATTAAGAATATTACCCATATCTTCGTAAAGACTTTGCATTCGTTGTGTATAAACTTGTCGTTCTTTTGCAGTCTTGTAAAAATCTTTTGCAAGTGTTTTAACTTCCTTTAAGTTTCTCTTAACACTAATTCCATCAAACCAGTCATCGGTTTCATTTAAAATACATTGTGACGCATTCTCTATAATATTACATATATCTTCAGCAACATCTATATCTTTTGCTTCAAGTGCTATAAGCCTTTGATACTTTCCAAACTTTGAAATTTTTTCAGAAGCAATTTTTTTCTGTTTTGTGGAAAGACCTTCATCTGAAAATTTATCTGTATTGGGATCGTATTCTTTAAGTAATTCTGTTTCCTCTTTCAATACCTCAAGAATAACTTCTTTAATTAACTTTTTTGTATTTGCAGAGTTACTCATTTTGAATCTCCAATTTCTCCTAAAATTTCATGTATAATACCTTCTATTTTACAATAGTTCGTACACACACGACCACTTGTTACAACCTTGGGATCGACGGAAACTGATTCATTTAAATTTACCGGTTCAAGAAATGCACCACGTGTGGATGGATTACTTACAAAATCAAATGCTACTAATTCAAAATCATCGTTGACAAGAGTTTTACCTTCATGTTCACGAGTTGTTCCCATTCCACGTGAACTTATGCCAAGTGTTATACCAGATTTAAATAACTCTTTTAAAATGTTTCCTGATGGTGTTCCAAGTACCTCAACTTTTCCAAGTAAACTTTCTCCTTCCCACCACATTTTAGTAACATTGTGACTTACGTTCTGTAAGTTAACTACACTACTCTCGGGATGATCAAGTTCCCCTAATGCACGGCGGTCGTCTATCAATTCATTATACTTAGTTGCCTCTCTTTCAAGAAGTGATCGTTCGTAAACACGACCATTTTGATTTTGCTCGGATGCTTTTTGAAGAATACCTTGAACAATAAGTTTTCCTGAGTTTTGTTCAATGCTTTCACTGATCTGCTCAGGTGTGAATTCAAACGGCATTGTAGTAACTAATAATTTTTTTCCCATGTTATTAAATAAGTATATACATATTTTTTATTTATTTGAGTTTTTCTAATGAATTAGCTAATCAATGTTTCGTATTCTTTTTTTAAAATTCGGTCGGAATGTCTTATTAAACCTTTAAATGTATCAACTACTTCTTTTAAATCATAGTCATCACCCAGATCAAAATTGTATACATCCGACTTTAAATAGAAATTTCGATCAAATTCAATTGTATGTGATCTTCCGTTAGTTTCTACCACAAATCCACTACCAGTTCCTTCTATGCTATCAAAATTCTCTTCAGAGAGTAAGATGCTTAAATGATTTAATGTGTCATAATATTCATCAGTTGGAACTTTTTCAGGTAAGTCTGTGTGATTAGTTTTTGCAATTTTCTTAGAATCTTTATCAGACATACCCTTTGCTATTTTCTTTATCTTAGAAAATAAATCTGCATCTACATCACTTTTTTTAAGTTCACCTTTATTATATGCGTGTACCATTCCAAATAATCTTTGTTGTGATTTTGATTTTGCTTCTTCATTCACCTCTTCTTCATCGTCTTCGTCTTCGTCTTCATCATCATCAGGATTTTCTTTGGGTTCTGGTTTGTCAGATGCAGATGGTTGCTTTTCTATTGAAGAGTTTGCAGTTGTGGAATCGTCAGAGGTAGTAGGTTCTGTTTCATCTGATTTGGTTATAGGACCTGTCTTCTTCAGTTCCAACTCATCTGGTTCCATTGTATCTTTAAAACTGCCGATATCATCAATTCCAAGTTCTATCATTGATACTGCTATTTTAGACTTTTTAATAAGACCAACTATACTAGACCAATGCTCAGATGGAAGTTTCTTACCTTCAGTAGATTTTGATAGATTTTTTGCTGATACAGCAAATCTTTTAATGGCAACTTTGAAGTCATCTAACGCAGGATCAGTTTCTTCTTTATCTTCCAGATCGTCAAAGTTAATATTCATACTACTTCAATTCTTTAAGTTTACGATTTATTCTTTGTATCTTTTCATCCAACTTTAAAAGATATTTACTTGTGGTTTTCCAGTACGACTGACTTGGTATACTATTTTCGGTTTTAAACTTAGTTGCTATATTTAAAAATTTATCCACTTCGGTCAAATTTTTATTGATTTGACGCATAGTTACACCTATTTTTTGTTTCGGTGTTAAATCCGGATGATCACGGAATAAATGATACAGACTTCGACCCTCGTTTAATTCAACTGTGTTGCTTTTTTTATTTTCAGTTGATTTATAGTCAAAAACTTCTGCTTTATCTTTTATGCTTTTTTTGTGGTCATCTTCAGTATTTCCACTAAACGCATGGGGTGTTTGAAATCCCTCTATATTACCCGTTGTGTTTATTTCCGATAACTCTTTTTCAGAAACAAGTTCTTCTAGTAAACTACGAATAATTTTTTTTAATTTACTTCTTTGATTGTCCATTCTTTTCAAGTTCCTTTATCAATTCATATGACATTAATACGGCAGAAACTTGTGAATCTTTAACAACCCTTCCTTCTTTGACTTTGTTGAGTTGTGAAGTAACTTCATTGAGTTTAATCTTTACAACATCATCGTCAATATTACTACTCAACTTTTCAATTTTGCTTTTGATAACAGGAAGTTGCTCATTAATATATTCTCTTAAACTATTTGTATTAGAGATGTTATTTATGTAGTTTTTAAGTAATAACTTTTGATCTTCGTTAAGTTCACTATACTTTTCGTTAAATCTATCTACAAGTAGTTTATACGAGATGAGTCTCAAATCTTCATTATGCTGGGCATAATTTTCTAACTGATCTAACTCATTATTTACAAGTTTGTCTTTACACAAACCACCAACTATTGTACTTTTAGATTCAACTAATTCTCTTGGATCACAAAAAACATCAACCTTACTTCCTTCAAACAATTTATATATACTTGCGTAAGTTTTGTAGTTTCTGATTTTTGAACGAAAGAAGTCATCAATAGGATAAACATCTTTCATCTCCTTAACAAGTTCATATCTAAGTCTTGATAAAACTCGGTTATCTAGTTTTTTGTGCTCACCGACTACCGCATCGACTAGTTTATATGCAGAACCTTCGGATTTCGTAGTTTCTTCCATAAGCACTTGATACAACCTTTGTTCTTTACCAAGGTCTGTGTCTTCCGCAAAATATTTTTTTACAAGTTTATTGGCAGCCGACTCGTTACTATCGAGTATATCAGCCGTTATTTGTCTGATTAATAATTCAAACAAAATTCCGGTATTTTTGAATTTACTGTGTTTTAATTTTTTCACGTGAAATTTTTATCTAGATAATGTATACGAACATAAATATGGATATAAATATAATTAATGTTTATTTTCTTAAAATATTATTAAATTTAAATTATTATAAATTGTCAACCTCGGAGGATTTTCCGTTCATAATGTCTTTTAATTCATCTTTTAATGTACTATCGTTTTCGGATTCAGATATTATTTTTTTTTCTGAATTTGTATTTTTTGGAGTAACTCCTCCCAAAAAATCATCTAATCTTTCTAAATCTGATTCAAGTTTAAGTGGACTTTCTGACCATGATCGTCCTGATACTTTCCTTTCGTCACGACCAATCGGGTCTCTTCCCATAGGTCTATCGTCCGGATGATCATATTCCTTATCTGCATTTCTGCGTTTTTTCTTTTCTTTTTCACGTTCTTTGACACGTGCTTTTTCTTCATCCGACATATTCTCAAAATTACCAAAACCCCACTCATCGTCACCATCTGTATCTGTTGTTGTATTTGGATCAGCTGGGTCAGTACCTTCATTCTGAATTGCTTCAAGACGATAAAATTCTTTTGCATCATCAACAAACGATGCTCTCACTTTTTCTTGCTCGTCTTCGGATAAACTAAATATATTATTGTATATCCACTCTTTAGAAAAGAATTTAGCATCTACCATATCACGTGCCGTGTTTAGTTTTTCTCCAAAAATTCTTATTCTTTCTTCTTCAAATATTGTAGATGGGTTAGTTAACTGAAGACTAAAGTCTACAAGTTTTGCATCGGTATATCCTTGTGAATATAAGTGTACAATTGCAATTTTAGTTAATTCACTTATCGTAATTCGTTGAACTCGTTCTATTGTTCTCGCGAATCTAATATCTTCAGCAGCCAGAGTTGCTTTACCAGTTATACTTTCATCATATCCAAGAAATGCTTTAGGAACTTTTAATGCAGCCATCATTTTGTTTTTTAGATATTCAATATCTTCTGTTCCATCATAGGTCATAGCACCTAGATTTTCAATTCGTGTTCCACTATCTCCACCCCGTACAGGCATAAAAAAGTCTTCTGTCATATTTTGTAGATTAAACTTCAAGTTATAATCTCCTGTTTGTTCGTCAACAAAAGGAACTTTTTTCATTTTATTGATAACCTTCTGCATAAAATTATCAACTTCATTTGGTGGAATATTTCCAATATCAATATAAAACATTCGTTTTTCAGGTGCTCTCATTATTCTATGAATAAGCATTGCATCTTCCATAAGTTGGAGTTGCTTCCAGGTTCTACGTGCAGGTTCAATTACACTTTTTCCATAAGGTAAAAAATTACTATCTCCGAGCATTCTAAAGTGAGCAATTTCGTAGTTTTCATATTGGTCTTTAGTTTCACCTTCTTGTTTGAAAATAACATAATTTGGATTATCAGGATCCATATCTTCAATTCTAGTCATTTCATATGTGGATACTGGTTTTACATTTAACACACCATACTCAGGTTCAATTTCTAAATGTAAATAAAAATCACCATATTTACACATATTACGAGTCCACCCCCACAAATTAAATTCTACATTTAATATTTCATAAAATAGGTTTTCAAGTATTCCTTTAATATTAGAATCAGAACTTGTTATTCTCAACACATCACCGAACTCACTTCTAGTTGTACATTCGTCTGCATAAATATCCAATGCACTTGCAATGATAGGGTCATTTTCCATTGTATCGTAATCTGAAAATAACTCAAGTCTTGCTGTTTCAAATCCTATATTATTATATTTACTTGCGTAATCACTATATAGAGTGTGCATACGACCATATCGGTCACTTCTTCTCGTTTTACTTTGAATATCATCGGTATCGACTACTTTGAGTTTTTTCCCACCGACGTTTCTTACTACCACATCCGATGAAAATAATCTTTTCAATCCGTTTAGTAGTTTTTTTGTTGTTCGTTTTTCTGCCATAATATAATCCTATAAATTCAATAATTGTAAAATATAAACAACTTATTGTCAAACAAATATATATTAGTTCAACTCACTTGCAGCCCCTACGATATCACCCCCATCAAATCCTTGAAATGGACCAAGTGGATTCTTTTCTAGTTCACGTTTGTTTATATTCTTTTCACCTGAATATAAAACATATTCAACGGTATTATCTACTACTAATATTAAAACAGATATATTCCATCCTGTAGTGTGTACATTTTTTCTAAAATTTAACATATCCAAAACTAAACTACCTTCTCTCTGATTTACTATTCTTTCTAAGTTTATTTCATATGCAAGTCCGTTTTCTCTTGCTTTTAATGTTTTAATTACACCATCGGGTAATTCAATATCATTAAAAATTGTATATCTTGATGGACTATCTAATTTAAATTTTGTCATTACATCCAAATAAGTTAATCTTTTTACATTCGGCATTTTTTCTAAATCAAACCCCAGTTTTACCAAATCAGAATATTTTGTTTTTCCTATTTTAATTTTACTTACAACCGATTCAACTTGCTTGTATGTCTCAAAAGATGACTCCGTGTAAATACCTTGACTTGGTAATAATGCTTGTGTTGCACACCCCCCACTCAATAAAATTAGTAAAGATAATAATAAATTAATTGATGTTTTCATACATATCCTTCCTATTTTAATAACCAACTTAAATCCTCTGAACCACCGTGTTGATTTTTCATTTCATATGGATTGGTTTTAAGTCCGGAATTTAAAAATTTTTGTGAGTCTCCCATGTTTGTTGTACTTCCCATATAATCAAATAATGACTTTTGAGTTTCTATATTCTCTGATCTAAATCTCAACGCAGTATCACGAACCCACAATGAAATGCACAAACTCATAACCAAATCATCGTTATATCCCTGCATTGCTTCTGCTTTTTGACCATTCCATACAAATGTAAATAATTCATCAAGTGTTCGTTCGGATTGTATTTCAACCTCCTTTTCACGAACATAACTTTCCATCTTACTAATAATAAGTGGACGAGTTTTGATTGATGTTGTAAATCCAGGAACTTGCTTCTTTTCTTGCCTATTTAATTTATTAGTATGTTGTGTAAATTCGTCTATGTACTGATAGTCTCGTTGTGTGTAGTATAAATTACTATACCCTTTATCTATGATTTGCTGGAGAACTGCCCATCCTATGTTTGCGTTTTCCACTACAAGTAATGCTCCATTGAATTCACTTGCAACTGCAACAAGCAGATTACCGAAATCTTTAGTTTCAACTTCTCCTTTAAATTCGGCAACTTGTTTTACATTTTCCACATCAAACACATGAAACGCACTTTTATCACGACCATCACCACGTGCAACATCAGCCGCGACTACATAATCTTTTGTGTGATTTGGATATTCCCATATCCAATACTCTTTATTTGCTCCACGTTTTTCAACAGGTTCCTTCATCATTGTATCTTTGTACCAATCTATCAAACTGGCATCAACAACCGAACGACCACTGGATATAAAGTCACAATCACATTCTTGTGCAGCGTCTTTTTCACCTAAGTTTTTAGTTTGTAAATCTCTCCATGCTTGATCTCGGTCAGGATGAAGTGACCAGTGTAAATTTATAGGATTGAATTCATTTGATCCATCCATTGAACCAACCCAAGTTTTATGAAAGAAGTTACCAATACCATTTGGAGTAGATAGCAAAATAGAACGACCACCTGTTGTAATTGTTGACTGCGATGCAGTCCATATATCTTCCATGTTTGTAATAAACGCACACTCGTCCACAATAAGTAAACTCAATGAAGTAGAACGTGATGCATCTACACTGCTTGAAGCTGCACGAATACTACTTCCGTTTTTAAAACGCATACTTAGTTTATTTTTTTCGGTGCATTCACTTCGTAACCAACTAGGAAGATTTTCTGACATATGAGTTACCTTAGTAACAATATTTTTGGCAGTCTCTTGATTAATAGCAATACATAGAATTGATCTATCGGTAAAAAATGTCATTAACCATAAAGCATATCCAGATACCAATGTGGATATTCCCATCTGACGTGCTTTTAGAACAATGTTAAATTGTTCATCTTTAAAACTTTCTAAAGTTTTTTCTTGAAATTCATACAAATGAAACGGTATAGTTCCAAGTGTTGGGTGTTGAATCTTGCAATACTTTTTCATAAAGTATATAGGTGATTTTAAACACGCAGTATACTCTTGTTTTATTATTTCCCTCAGGGGCATTTTTTGACCGTCTGCCATTAAGGATAAATATATATGTATTTAATTTTCTATAATATAAAAAAGTTCAAGGTATCGTTGAAACTTTTAGAATTCCATATCAGCATATTCAGTCAGACTTTCTTCAACTTCAGAAAGTCTGTTTTCAAGTTCTTTTAAATCAGATTCTAAATCTTTCATAAGTTCTGTTTTATTTGGAATGTTCCATTGCTCAAGAGAACCATCTTCATTTAGAAATTTAGGGTCGTTGGTTATATGCTCTTTTGATTCAACTAATTTACTTTTAGTGTCTGATAAAAAACTAAGTTCATTTTCAAGCATTGTCTTTTTTTCATATGCTTCATATTTACCTTCGTCTTTTAGTTTTTGTTCATGTTCTTGTACACAATCAAAGCACATACCTTTCATAGCCAGCATTCTTTTATCTAAATTCTTAGTTGGATCAACGGTACACATTTTCTTTGGGCAATTTGGTGCTTCACGCAATGTCTTTCTTACCTTGTCCATCATGGTCTCGGTTCTAACTTTAGAATTGCTTCCGACTTGTTTCCATTCTTTTCCATGTTTATCTGTCCAGATTTCACCAGGTTGACGAATAATAAGTTCTTCAACTTCTCCTTCGTAACCGTGAACTTTTGGTATCTCTTCACCTTGAAATAACTTTTTAGAACGTTTTATAACGTACTTTAAATCTTCTTTGTCCATTTTAGCCATAATAGTAATATTACATTTTTTTACGAGTTTGTCAAATATTATGATAACTTTTTAAAATTTAATATACA